TATTTTATTCGTTTTTTATCTTTATTTTTCCTCTGAAGGCAAGCCGAGAGCCGACATTCGTATCCGAGTGCGCAGAACCGCTATTCGCACTCGCAAAGACGAGACCGCCATACGCACTCGCATAGACACTCGAGCGACCGACAAAACGGCAACGAGCGGATGTGTACCACTGACAATCGGTATAGTTTGCAGCCCATACAGAGTTATCTGATGTCACCTTGGATGCAATCACATCGCAATATCTACCGTGCTTTACACGACCGATGCAATAACCCGAAACATTCAAGCCCTGCACAATTCTCTCAGTCTTTGTGATAGGGTCGAATATGTGCCATTTATGGTCTATCGGGTATGAGCTGATTTCGGTCATCTTCGATTTGAGAGCATCGGCATAGTTACTGATATTGATAGCAACATTATCCATAATCTCCCATGTGCAACCAAAGAATGACTCAAAGCCAAGGCACTTGTTACCGCTTAATTGTCCTCTGGTACTATCAGAGTTACCGAGAGCATCCGCATAGCCTGTCGTACCTCCTGCACCTCTACCATATCCGCAAACCAACTGAGCATCACGATTGCCGACAAGTGAGAAATAAAGTATTGCCATCAACTTGCTCATCTCATAGTCGAACAACTGATAACCGCTACCTCTTCGGGCTGCAAGGTTTTGGAAGTCCTTAAAGGTATAGTTCATTGCTCCTGTTGGAGTGTTCGTAGGCTTACCCTCATCATCATATTTCCATTCTGCCGATGTCGTTGATGTGCCCGTACCACAGCGCACATTTGCACCCGAAATGGAACGTAACTGAGTCAAACCATCCACGGAAGCATGATATACACCTCCAAGCCACTCATCGTTATGCACCCAATCAGGCTCAATCGCCTCCACCTCTGCACTATCTACCGAAATGGCTTCAAGTGAATTGTTGTTCACGGATGATGCAAAGACGAAACTCTTTGCCCCTGTTGGCACATCGGTAAAGATATAATCACCCTCCACAAAGTCAAACATGGAACTTGAAATCGCCATGTTGAATGTCTTGATGATAACTCCATCCTCATTGAGGAACACACCACCGATATTGCTATTGTTCAAGCCTGGGTATCTCACTTGCTTCATACCGCTCACATCTATCAGATAAGCGTTATAGTTTGGTGTATCTGAAAGAATGCCATCCGATGTAAGAGTTGACACTCCCAACTCAACGGAATTTATCATCACCGTAGAATTTGTCTTATAGATGATGTCTTTCAACGTCTTTCTGACAATCTTGCTTGCGGTTGATAATGGCTCAGAGTCAAGGCTGCTCCATGCGATATACTTCTTTTGGTTCTTGAAGTCATTGATGCCCTTGTACCAAAGGTTAGGGCAACGCATCATCACATCGAAACCATCTCCCAAACTATCCTTGAAGTCGAAAGTAGAACCATCTGGAAGTTGCTGATAATTGCTTTCGCTAATTCTCTCGCCCTCCCAAATTCCTGTTGAAGTATTGAGTTTGCCCTTTACAGGAATGAGTTTCTTTCTGATGCGAGCAACGTGACCGCTTGCAGTGAATTTCTCTCCTGTCGTGCCGTTGTCGAGGTTTGTAACGTTCTTCGGGTCATCCACCGTGTCATCAAATACGACCATCGTATATTGCGCATTGTGAATTGTAAGCAGTGAGAAATAGTCTTGCAACGATTTCAACTCACTATCATCAATCAGTTTCGACAATATCCATTTTCCGCTCAGTCCATCACAAGCATCGTCAAGGTCTGACCCGATACCATTTGCACCTGTACTTTTGAGTGCCGTGAGGATGCTTGTGTCAGCCGTAATGTCGATGTTTGGCACATATATCTCACCGATGCCTGCACCGCCATTGATAGTGTCAGATAGGAGCGTGAAAGTATCAATCTTTGCACATCCCGAAATCTGCAACCTCTTCACGTTGGAGAACCCTGCAATAGTCAAACCTCCATTCGGATATGTCAGATTTGGCAAGTTCACAAATGATAGAGAGGTCATCGTCTTAGGCAGTGTAAGCGTTGATATTGGCGAAGTCTCAGCAGGAGTGAAATTCTGCAATTTAGAGCCAACTGCAAGCACAGAAACCAATCGTGGGCAATATGTCGCATCAATCGTGGTGAGTGGGAAGTTACGCACATCCAACTCTTCGAGGAATGGCAACTGACCAAGATTAAGGTTTGTAAGTTCCTCTCCTGTCTTTGTGGCTGGAGAATAACTTGAACCACCGATGATAAGTTTCTTGATGAGAACCAACTGTGAAATATCCCAACCGCTCTGCTTTGGTGTCGCATTTCTGATGTCAAGTTCCCCGATACGGTCTGCACCATAGATGTAAAGCATCACACCACTTGCAAGATTGGTATTGCCCGAATTGAGGGTTGCACTTTCTCCTGCTTTCAGATAAACGCTTTGTCTCATACTCATTGTCTGGTCAACACCGATACCAAAGAAACCATCCTTTGCAGCGGTTATCTTCACACTCATGTTTCGACCTGTGCAACGCATAGATACTGCCGATGAGTAAATATCTCCGCACTGATAGAAACCATCACGATAACGGAAACGTGTCTGAACGAAATCACGTAATCTTTGAATGCTCAATCCATGCAAAGCATAGAAATAGTTACTATCTGCCTTTGATGCTTCGATGTACTTTCTGATACCATCGAAAGATGATACCAACTTAGCCCACTTACTCAATCGGTCTGTAATCCAATACTTCTCGATGCCATCCGTAGAGAATGGGCGTAACCCCGATGATAATGTGGTCGTGCGCATTTTCTCACAAACGGATGCTACAGTTATGGTCTTTGTCGAGTCGCCCTTATCCGCATCTGATGAGTAATCTGTAAGCCAAATATAATCAGAGTTTGCCATCTGAGTGAAGAGAACGCTGTCATGTCCTTGGTACTTACCATCTGTATCGTTGTTTGGGTCGAGTTCCGCATCAATGGTAAGACCGCAGTCATTGTCAGAGCCGAGGATGGTATCGCCATCATAGAGATGGTTAAGGTACATTCTCATTAATCCATCCGTATCAAGGTAGAAACCTACCATCATATTCTTGCTTCTCTGGTCAACGGCTGCAATGTAATCCGTGAATATGTGATAACATATCATTGAATATACATTTGCCATATTGTGCAACTCATGCTTGAACTTCAATAGACGGTTTGCCTTTGTTCCTGCAACGGTCTTCCCATCGAGGGTAATGTTTCCGTGTGAACTATCCAAGTTATGATTGCAGTCTTGACACCATTTCAGCCATCTATACAACTGATAAGGCACTTTTCGACCATCCTCATAGGCTGCATTGAGTTCATCATTATCTGGATAACGACTTTCAAAGTAAGTTAGCCATGTTGGTTTTCCCTTTGAGTCTGGTGCAAGCATATCATCAATACTATCCACACCTTGAAACCAATCAAAGTAATCATAAGCACGAAGCTCGTAATTTTCCACAGGGTTCACTACATCACCCGAAATGCGCCATCTGCCGCCCTCATAGGTCATCGTTCCTGTTGTCTCAGTCCATTTCTCAGACTGATAGCGGAACACCTTATGTTTATCACCACAGAACTCACTCAAAACATAAATTTGAGTTGTGTCCCATGCCGATTTGTCGAGATTTGCGAGATAATTATCAAGTGATTGGTCTCTTGCTGCAATGAGTTCGATGAAATCACCATAATTCAAGCATCCGAGATTGTAGCCATCCACTTTCTCGAAACCGAACACGACCGCATCGCCCTTGTCATGGTTCCAATTACCCTTTGCGTGGAAATATCCGTAACTTGGAGATGTTGCATCCGATGAGTTCATATCAGTACGGAAGAACGCAATAGGTACACTATCAATGGATGTATTGAGAGTATATTTGCCCTTGTAGGCATTTTGCGCAGGTGTCATGTAGTTCTTGCCCAATGCTCTTTGAAGCTCATTGTATAGCTGACATGAAGCACCGTTATTCGCACCTCCCGACTCAGAGTAATCGACCTTTACCGTTATGATGTTGGTTGGGATGGAGTTCTCCATCGGTTGCACACGACTTTGAGCCGCATTTGCCGCACATTCATCGTACTTTGCCAAATCCTCAGCGGAAGTAAACTCGCTACGGTCATGCAAAAGTGTAACCGTGCATCCCTTAAACTTCATCTTTACGTTCTTGATAGGGCGCATAGATGATGTTGTACCTTGGTTTGTCGTTGGTACGTTGATAGCCTTGAAATCCTGCCAAGGTCTATCTGGGAAATACGCATACACATCAAAATATCTCTTTGTTTTCTTGTCTCCATCAAGACTTTCGAGATATGGGGGATATTGGTCTTCTGTGTCTCCTGTGTCCGCATTCTTGCAAAGCACGAAATATGGCATACCGAGATTGTAGAGGGCTGCTGCTTGTGGTCTGTTGATGGCTGGCTTTCCCTCTGCCGATTGGGATGCCATTACTCCCTTGTTAAAGTTGTATTCGGTAATCATCGTATCAGTATTGGATAACTTCAACAGATAATTGTCGAAACTCTGTTCAAACGAGTAATAGGTTTCCCATGCTCTGATATTATAGAGGTACAAATCGCCCTCAGTGCCATCGAATGTGATAGGTGTCGCATGACGGCTCAAAGAACCCTTATCATAGTAACAAGCACCAATTAACTCACCATCGAAATACATCTTTGCTACTCCGATATTTGCATAAGGGGCTTGTGAAGTAGGCTCAATCACGATGGCTACATCTGTAAGGCTATCATCTTTGAGCGCCGATGTGATAGTATGGGCTACGGTTGCGGCATTGTCAGTAGTAAACACTACATCTTTTCCTGTAACGTAGAAACCGATACCATTTGATATGCAAGAGATTAACCTTGCATCATCATTTGCAATGTGCTTTGTCTTGATACGGAACTGAATAGCGAGACCATTTGCTTCAATGGATGCTTGATTGAATGGCATATAATTGAGGGATGCGGTCACATTTTCAGCGATACGAAGTGCCATGATGCCCTCATCGCTCTCTGTTCCATACTGCTCAGTACCATAACTATCCTTTACAAATCCATTTGTTGAATAGTTAGAACCTTTCACACTCAAAGTATATCCATTGTCCGAGATGGTCTTGTCCGCATCCGAGTTACTTCTGCTCGCCATATCCATGTCAAACATAAGTTGGGCAGAAACCGTATCAATATCGAGAAGCGTTCCCAAAACCTTGAAATGGGCTGATTGTGACAATTTACCCGATGCCATCACATACAACTCAAATCTAACAGAGCCATCAATGATAGCATCTGTAACTCTCTGGGTATATGTGTAGGTCTTGTTTCTGAGTGCCGTGACATTCTGCTTATACTTTGTGGTGCTATTCTTGAACTCCACAATGGTAGCTTCGATTGTAGATGATGATGGAGAATAAACTGCAAAGTCCATTGAAATGGTCTCGTAACGCTTCACCTCAGCGACTTCTTTCTCAGAATACCATCTTGTTACGCTTATAGGGGTAGTATTGTCTGCATCCACTACCATAATAGCGGTATGGAGATAATTACCTACCACGCCCGATGCAATATCCACACCGTGAATACGAAGAGGATAAGCACCATGAGAAAGAACCTCACCGACACAATTCTTAGGATTGATTGAGATACTATGTGAATAGGTGTCCGATATTGTTGCAGTTCCGAGGGTCTTCCATTCGTTTTTGATGTAAATCTCAACGGTGCATAAGATGCCCTTATCGCTCGCATTGTTGGCAAAACGATACATCGGGAGTGTCTTTGTCGCACCTCCTACATTAACGATGGTTGATGATGTGTAGTTAAGGGTCTGCTCACTCTTAATAGTAACATCCACCGCAGTAACATTGATGTTTCGGCTTCCGTTGTGGTCGCTATCATCATAGGCGATGAGTTTGAACTTTCGGGATGATGCCTGCGTGAAATACGATGATAGGTCGAAACTGAAATCAAAACTCTCACTATCTGCCGATGATGCTTGGTTCAATCGGTAGGTCTCCAAGAGTTGATTTGTGTCTCTGTCATAGAGTTCGACCCTCTCAATCATATTTGAGATTTCTTGACCGCCCTGCTTTGTTACACTGAGGATGGCTGCTTTGAGGATTACAGAACCTCCTGCCTTGGCATACAAAGGCGCACTCTCTGGGATGATGCTTACAATCGTTCCCGAACTCTCACCGCTGCCTGTGCCAACTGCAAACTGCTGCTCATCTCCAACGGTCTCACCTTTGGCATTTACCATCGAGATTTTGATTACTCCCTCTGTCTCTGTATCGACATGGAGATTAGCAGGAACGTACTTATACGCTCCACCTGTCGAGAAAGCATCCCCACCGTTCTCTTGCGGTTCTTCCTTGGTCTCAACCTTTGAACCTCCTGCACCTCCGAACTCATGCCACAAAGATGCTTCACCGAAATCAGACGCTTCACCCTTAAATTGCTTGGTTTCCCATGTGTTCTCACCTGTCTTGTATGTGATAACAAGTCCACTCTTAGCGTATGTGATACCGCTATCGGACTGCAACTTTGTGATTGCAGATATGGCATATTCGAGAGTGTAGAACGATGCAGATGTGCAAGCACCGCAAAGAGCATCCACATTGATTAAGGTTTCCGCTCCTGCGCTCATTCCTGCAAGGTCGAGCCATAACTGAGTATTCTTGAAGTTCGTAGGCTCAGTGTCAGACCCCACATATTGATAGGTCTTCCAAGAGTTCTTTGCGATGGCAAACGTGATTTGCATACCAACGGATGAGAAACCTTTGTTATAGGTTGCAGTAATGGCGGTTTCGAGGTCGTAATACCCCGAAATAGGCTGCTCGTTGGTTACATTGTAGCAGTTACCAACCGATGCGCTGCCACTGCCAAACTTAGACCAAGTTTCCTTATCAACGAAATCTATCTTGTTCTTGCCATTCCATTGATATGTTTCCATCTTGCCATCCGTACCGATGAATGTCATAACGACTCCTTGCGTTTTGTACTCTCTCTCTTCATCATTGGCATAGAGCAATCCCAACACGACATCAAAAGACATCGGATTGTAATTGTCAAGCAACTTGTTTGCGTTGTAGAACTGGCGAGGATAGACCGCCTCCTTGATTTTTTCATCCACCTCCGATGAGTCTGTTCCTGCAATGATGAGGTCGTTTGCCGTATTATCCCATATATAGAGCTTGCCATTATATATATAGGCTTTGTCCTTACGGATGGATAGATGGGATAAGTCTGTAAAGTACAAGTCCGCACTTGGCTCTACTGCCCAATTATTATAATACTTGCCATCCACCTTGTACGCAAATACCTTGCTATAACGTACAAAGATGATTTCTCCAACCGTAGAACCTCCATATGATGCGGATAGGATTGACGCTCTATCTGCAAAACCATCAAATCGGGCGGTACTTCCTTCACTTGCAAAGGTCTTAGCCTTTTGAGCAAACTCCGAAGCAGTCTGAGCTACACCCGAAGCGGCATTTGCAAGGGATGCAGCATTTTCTGCCGTACTATTTGCCGTGTTTGCGGTAGATGTGGCGGTTGCCGCCTCCGACTTTGCACTATTGGCAGTCGCTACGGCTTGATTAACTTTCGGTGTAATGCCGTCAAGTATCTCGCCCAAAGGAACTTTCACACTCTCATTGCTGGCATTGACTCCGAGCGTGTAGAGACCTTTGGTAGATGAACTTTCGGGCAATTCCGATACTCTTTTCTTTTGGTCTGCCATATTACTTAATTTTGATTATTGAAATATATCTTTGAGTCATCATCCTCTGTGACGATGTACTCACCATTCTCTGATATGAGCATTACGAGATGCCCCTTTGGTCTTATCCTTATTCGGGATGGATTAGCCGTGTCTTCCGTGATAATCCAATCGAAATCCTCAGTAGCGAGTAACAGATATGAGCCAACAGGACGGCATGATATGAATGTCAGCGTAAGAGTGAAGTCGCACCATATATGCCCATTGTGCAATATCTTGAATGTGTTGACCGTGTTACTCTTATAGTAGCATTCATATTCATTACCAAGGGCGGCGAAGTAGAAAGACCGTGCTTCTGGTTGTAGAACAACGGAAAACAGACTATTCCATCTCCTCCAAAACTCATCTATTGTTTCGGCATTGATGAGTATCTTGACCGCTACATCCTTTGTCTTGAAACTCACGTTGTCACCATCATAGACAACTCCTGCAAGGGTAGAAGTGTCTATTGTTAGGTTTGAACGTACATTCGGGGCTTTGCGTATGGCTGCATCCGTGCCATTGAGAATATAAGAGCCAAACTGAGAGAAGTCTATTCCATCCAACTCATACCCATTTTGACGAATGCCCGATTTTCCATACACATAATGATTTCCTGTCGGTATGGTAGGGAAGTCATCTGAAAAAGATAGGGTCATCTTTCCGAGTCTCACGAATTGGGAGAATGAGCCGTTTGAAGTCATCCTCAGTTTGTATGTCTTCTTTATATCCCGAAACTCAAATGTATGGTATGAGCCTGTTGCCAACTCATCAAACAAATCCTCAGCATAGTTGATGTTTGTGATACAGAAATTCATCGAGAAAGTCTTTGTATCAAGCACAGGGGATGACAAATCTATCTCTATTCCGTCAAACTCATCCCATTCGGTTGTGTCGAGTTTCTTGAACGCAGGGAATTGGATGAGAGATTTATATCCCCCATCTTCCACGAATAAACCGTATTCGAGAAACGCATCACGGTTATCTATGAAAAGTCTTCCCTCTGCTCCCATTATGCCAATACTTTAGCGTGGTCGTTCTGAATGTAACTGATATGAGATTTCTTGTCTCCCTCAACTCGCACGATGGCAAATCCACTTGCTATGACCGAAACCGATGCACCGTGCATGAGGTAGATGCTATTGTTCTGAGTCTTGGCACATTTGACGGTGGCTTTTGTGTTACCCACAAGAAAGGCTCTCTTTGGGTCTGTGAGTTCTATCTCACCACAATCAATGTAAACACCATATTGTTTCACTTCCTCTTTGTCGAATTGTCTGAAAACATCGAGGGTAGGGAAGCGAAGTTTTAAGCAAAACTCTACTCCTTGTGGAGTGAACAACTCATCCACGATTTCCTTAACGGATTTAGCCTCAGAGAATGCGCTGCACGCTCCGAGGGCTTTTCCGTCTTGGTAAATTCCCTTCAAAAGATTTTCTTTATCCATAATCTTTATGTCTTTAATTTGATACCTCTTGATGAAATGTCATCGACCGTATCTTTGATGGTCTTGATATTCTTTCCCATCGTGTCGAGCTTGTCATTTGTTGATGCGGTATTCTTTTCTATACCGCTCAATTTTTCAAGCATGGCATTACTTGTTTGGTTTAACTCGTTCATGCCTTGTACGAGTGTATATGTATGCCCTTGGATGGTCGTAAGTCTGGCATTGTTCTCATCAACACTCTCTTGTGAAGCCGTAGCAATACCGCTACTCGTTCCACTTCTTGAAGCATCACCCAATATGATATTTTTTAGTTCATCGGGCAAACTTTCCATACCCTCGCTAAATCCTGTAACGAGTGCATTGAGTTCGTTAGCAAAATTTGTCAAACTACCCTCAACGGCATTGAACCCCTTGAAGTTTCCATCAGTACCGAACCATTTAGTTTTGTACTTGTTGAATATCTCACCGATAGGCTTCTCCAAAAACTCCTGTACCATCATCTTTTTCAAAATGTCTGATACTATCTCATTGACCTTATCCCCCCATGCTTGGGCGGCATCCTCTCCACTCTTGAAAGCATCCCAAAAGGCATCTCCGAGAGTTGAAGCCAAATCCTCAGCGGTATATCCGATGATGTCCTCCATCATTTCATTGATAATGGTTGCCATCTCCTCCGCTAACTCTTCGATTTGGTTCTTCCAATCTTGAATTTTGCCATTATCCTTTTTCTTCTTGGAAGACTCCTTATCAATTTGTTGTTGGATGAGGATTTGCTGCTCAGCAAGGTTTTTGAGTTGACTTCTGGCACTCTCATACTTTTCACTGCCGAGAGCCTTGTCTGCGGTATAAGAAACCTTTGCATAGGCATCCGCAATCTTTTCGACCGACTTCTCAAACACCTCATTCTTATAGGTGAGGTTCATCACCGCCCTGCCCCAAAAGTTACCGTATCTTTCGGTTACTTGGTGTAAGTTCTTGACTTCCTCATAAGTATCGTTATAGATGTTTCTGAGGTTATCAACCGCCTTACCTACCTTATTCTGCAATCGAACGGTGTCAGCGTTATCAAGTTCCCATTGAAGTTGGTCGATGCGTTCCTGCAACTTCTCAATCTCCTTTTGTTTCTCATCATCATTATTGAAAAGATTGGCGATTGCCGTTGCAACTTGCAGAGCTGCCGAAATGACTGCGAGGATGACGGATGCTTTCTCAATGGTCGATATTGCCGTTGCTCCTGTTGCCGCTGCTGCGGTCGCACCCGATGCGGTATTTTGCACGGTTTGCTCAACGCCCGATGCTACGTTCTTGCCAACATCACCGATGGCATTGATGACCGTCTCAGTAGCATCAAGCACCTCTCCTGTAAAGTCGATGGCTTTCTTGATACTATTACTAACATCCGAACCAAAGGCATCTGCAAGGTTTGCAGCCTTACCGCCCACATCCTTAACCACATTACCCACGTTCTTTAACTGGGTAGAGAAATTCTTGTAAGCAGATGTTATATTGTTTCGAGCCGTGAGGGTTCTTTGCTCTGCCTTGTTGTTTTTCTCTTGTGCCTTTGCAAGTTCATTGGTGGCATTTTTCAATTTCTCGTTAGCATCTGTCAGTTCTTGACTATCCTCTGCAAGTTTACCATCTTCTATTTGCTGAATTACCTCGTTCTTTTCTTTCAGAGCATCATTGTAAGACTGCTGCGAGATATTGAGTTCATCCTGTGCCGTTTTCCATTCACTCAGAGCGTTTATATACTCAGCCTTGGATGCAGATATATCCTTGATGGATTTATGCAACGAGACGAAAGGATTACGTGAGGCGATGGCATCCTCCATCTTGGTAATAGCCTCTTGAAAGGTTTTGATTTCTTCAACCCCCATATCCTTAGAATTGAGTTTGAAGTAACCTTTGACCTTATCAAGCGTATATTGGAGAGACGAAAGGGATTGATTGTCGAGATTACCGAAAACATCATCCCAATTTATTTGCATCTTGAATTGCTCGCTATTCAGTTTCGCAAATTCCTCATCCATTTGCTTATATGCGGCATCCTTGAAATTATCTGGAATGGTATTGATTTTCTCCATCCACTGCCTTGTAAGGAGTTCGGTCTTTTGTTCCATCGTGCCGTATTGCTCAATCATGGAGTCCATGTATTTTTGACGGATTTCTTGTCTCGCCTTTTCTCCATTTTCCTCAATTTGATTGAGCATGTCTTGATTGAGTTTTGCGTTCTGTTGGTCTGATAACAATTCCTTTGCGTAATCATCAACAGACTTTTTTCCTGCATCACTCTCAAACCATCCGTTTTCAGTAGCACCCTTTTTCGACATATAAGCCTTGTGATAGGCTTCTTTCTGCGCTGCTGCAAGTTCGAGGATTTTCTTATTCCATTCCTCTTTCTTGCGTTGGGTGTCAACATTGATTTGATTGAGTTCCTTGACCATTCCATCCTTTTGAGACGAAATGATAAGGTCTGTAATATCATCGTTGGCATCTTTGAAGAACTTTTTGACGGTCTCTTTGTATTCATTGATGGCATCTTGGGCGGTTCTTGCAGCTGCCTTTGCATCAAAAGTATTCCCCGATGATTTATCCTTTTTTGTGCTTTTTGTATCTACATGAGGATTGATGTCGAAGTTATCCTTGATGGATTGTGCTTCTTTCATTTTTTCCTTGTAGAGGTCTAACCACTTATTCAAATCGGCTTCTGCTTCACCGATGGCTTTTTTTCGTGAGGCTTCATCTCCTGCCTTTGTGTTATACCAATGGTCATAGACTCCTGCTGCCGCTTTGTCCTTTACCACTTGGAGATTAACAAAGGCTTCTGTGTATTTATTGAGATATGCCTGTGCTTCCGCTTCTTTCAGAAGCATATTGCAGTAGGCTTCACCTTTCTTTGTGAGTACATCTTTCCATTGTGCGAGACTATCATATTTGCCGAGTGCCGTTCCATATTTGGAATTTAACTCATCGACAAGTGCTTTCTCTCGTTTCTTTGAGCCGTTGAAAGTCTCTATCTTTTTAGTATAATCCTCTATCTCTGCCGATGCTTTTGCATAGGTCTTTTGGCTATCTTCGAGGATTTTGTTTTGTTCCTCAACTGCCTTTTCTGCTTCCTCTGCCTTGCTGACGAAGTGGGAGATAACCCCGATGAGTACACCGATGGCTGCTGCAATCCATCCAAATACAGGAATAGACTTGATGGCTGCACCTACCATTCGGAATGCTCCTGCAAGGCTTATGTTTGCAATCGTTCCTGCCGTGGCTGCTGCCGTGTTCGCTCCTTGCCCTACGGTATTTGTTGCGGTTGCGACCGTTCCTGCTGCCGTGGCTGCATTGTTGGCAATCTGGGCTTCTGTGTCTGCCGTTGTGGCGGTGGCATGGGCGGTGGTGGCGGTCGTATCTGCCACGGTTGCAGCCGCATCCTCAACCTCCTCACCGATACCAACCGCTAATAAGGAGTTCCACCATTCTTTGAGTCCATTGAGGGTAACGAGGGAAAAAGCACTATCCTTATTGAGTGTCTGCTGAACTTGCTGCAATCCCATAGTGATAGCCATGAGGGATTGGAGTTTGGTCATTACCTTGTTCAATTCCTCATTCTCGCCAACAAAGAGAGACATTGCGCCCTGTACTGCCGTGAAACCTCCTGCCAAACCATTTAAGCCCGAGATAATACCTGCAATCTTCGCTTCATCGTTGGAGAATATACTTCCTTGTGCCTGTATATCGCCTTGTATATCTTGGAGATTACCGAGTTCGACCGCCATTTTCTTATACTCTTCGGTCTGGTCTCCGAATTGCATACGGTAATCTGCCATCTCAGCCTTTAACTCCTTGATACGTTGGCGAAGAGAAACGTGCTTGTTTGCGTTTTCCTGCAATGCCGCCGCCTCTTTCTTCAAGTTTTCCTCAACTTTCAGAAGTTCATCGGCTTGCTCTGCCGCTGCCTTGACAACTCTCTTTCTCTCATTGATTACCGCCTTGATAGCCTTTTGTTGCTCTTGGAGTTGGGCGAACTCCTTATCACCCTCTGCCGTTCCTTTCTTGTAGGCTTCGGATGCGAGTTGTCCGAGACGATTGAACTCTGCTTCAAGTTCTTTGATTGCGGTCTTGTTTAGGTCTGTAATCCTATCTATTTCCGCATAGGCTTGGTTTATGGTATCAAGTGATTGCGAAGCGTTTGTAACTACATCTAAGTTAAGTGTAGGTACATTAGTAAGCAGTTGGGAAATCTTGGATGTTTCCTGCTCTACGGAATTACCAAGTTCGCCCACCTTACTCTCAATGGCATCAATACCCTCATCAAATCCTGTTGTGTCGATGACCGTGCCAAAACTTAACTTTCCACTATCTACCATGTTACACTACCCTCAGTAAATTTATCGAAATTGTCTGGATTGCAAGCATCCAAACTATCATCAAACAATGGCTTGTCATCCTCATCAGACTTATCATGCGGCATGGGAACAACACGACTATACATCAAAGCGTTTTGATAACTTATATCATATAGAGCGTATTGAGCATCAACACCGAATATCCTTGCAATCCCGAGGACGGTTGCCCATATACTATCATTTAAGGCTGTTCCACTTCCTTTGTCGGTTTCAGAATGTTTGCCTCGCTTAGGGAAGTGGTAATAGCGAAAAAACTACTTACCTCCATGTCTTTGAGTCTTTGGATGATTACATCAAACAAGACCGTAGGACGAACATTCTGCAAAATGATTTCTGCGAGTTCATCCTTTGTTGGTACATACTCATACCCAAAGAAATGACGGATGCGGTAAAAACGAGGTTTCTTCTCACTTCTCTTGCATTCCTTAGCACCGAGAATGAGGATTGCAGCCATCTCGCCCAAAGCCTTGAAATCCTTTGCATAGTGTAAGACGGAATAAACGATTTGCTTGTTATCCACTTTCTCCACGATGGGAAGTCCTGCCACAATCTCAGAAACGAGAATGAGGGTGGCGATAGATGGGGGAGCGATGTTGTATTGCTTTCCCTCTATCTCCAATGTGCCAACTTTCTTTTCAAGAATGGCATCTGCAACCTTTCTTTCTATGTAATTTTGTTCCATCTTATTCTATAAAATATTAGTTACGGTGGTAGGACTCGAACCTACGACCTCCACGTTATGAGCGTGGCGAGCTGCCATCTGCTCCACACCATGATAAATGCAGTTCTCTCCTCCCGAACTGCAAAGGGGTGTCTATTCCACACGTCAGTTATCAGAAACAATCTTCTACCATACGAAAAGAAAACATTAACTCTTATGCGATAGCCCAATCGTCAGCCTTAACTCTGAACTTCTTATAAAGTTCACCATCTGAACACAAGAGGATTTTGAATGTCAAATCAACATACGAACCCTCCTCCTCAGAAGAGCCTGGTCTAAACGATACATGGGTGCGGCGTGCCTTGATACCGATTGCACCGATATTCTTAGGAGTGACCTTTACGGCAAAGTCCTTGCCTACGACATTAGATTTCACGGTCAGCTCATCTCCATCAGAAGAAATTTCTGCACCTGTGAACATCTTTTCCTTGTCGAAATCCATCTCCTTTACTCTGGTGGTAATGGTAACGGTAGGCTCGCCCTCTTCCTCTGCCACTACGACACCGCCCGATGCGGTAGCGGTCAGAGTCTCGCCATCTTCTGTTGCAAGTGTCGTGGACTTGTCATTGATAGTTCCTACACTCGTTAGGGATGATGGCATCGCTTCATCGTCTGGCGTCTCTGCAACCTCTACCTTGCACTTAGACCACGACATGACGATTTTCTTATTGCTTGTGCCTTGTACTGCCATAATTAAAATGTTATACGGTTAAACTTAATTCTTACTTTAATCTCGTGCTGCTCTATCTCTTCGGATTTGATGGTGTATGGTGATAGTTCGGTCTCCATCAGATACTCTGTGTTATCATTGTTTTCGATGAAGTCCAAAACAAGCTCCTGCAACTCTGCGATACGTGGGCTATTCTTGACCTTACGACCATCCTTATTAGTTATGTCTGGTACATATATATCAAGTATCACCGTGCCTGTTTGAACTTGCCCATCAAGTCCTGTATAGAACTTGACTATTAAATCCTCAGTCTTTGCATCGGTAGGGCGCATTTCGTCTCGATAGACCTTGCCCTTGATAGCCTTACCGAGTGGACTCTTATTCACAAAAGAATAGAAATCACGCTCGATTTGTTGTTCTGTCTTTGTTGCCATAACTTACTTTGCTATTCCATCCAATAATTCATTAACCAATTTCTCAGTTATTTGCTCTGCTGAGTGAAGTACATCCAAATCCTTGTGATACTCTACATAGGCGGCATATTCCATTCCTGCACAAAGAACGAGGGCAATACCCCAAGGAAACTTTGCCTTTAGTTTATCCAAGAAAGCCAAACCGTCTTGAATACCCTTATCTCCATTTCCTTTCTTTCCGTTGGTAGGCTGGAAACCGCCTTGACTCATAACTTTTCCATCATACAAAATCACATATCCGATGGAAGAGCGCAAATTTCCTGTAATGTCATTGTATCTGCCGCTATCTCTTGCGGTCTTCACGGCTTCCTCACCAATTTGCCCGAAACGGAAAATGATGAAGTCTGATATTTTGGTCATTGTTACTTTCAAATCCTTTCTGAGATTTCTCATATTGGTTTTGCTGACAATGATACCTTTATATTTGCCGTGATACTCTGTAACGGTTTTTCCCATAACTATACAAGTATTTGCGTTCTGTTTTGGCTTTCGAGATTTTCAGCGTTCATCACTCCATACTCTCCAAGGTCTTCACCCTGCCTTTCGAGTCTCACACGATTAAATGAGAGGTCATCCATTTGCTCCGTTAGAATGGTGAATGATGCTTGACGGAACTCGCCATCCTCATACTTTCCCTTTCTGTTGTCGCTATTGGTCTTGATATGGCATGGTATAGGGTCAGTCCACAATGATGAAGACTCAACCAACTCACCGAACTCGTTTTCAGTCGATGCGCCTTGTGTCATATATTGAAAATGTCCGTTATATCTCATACTTACCAAAGATTAGAGCCATCCTCAATTTCTCTCGAATACTCCGATAATTCCTCATCCGCATCGAGACCGTAATAACTACACCAATAGATGATGCTATTCTTGATGGCATCCTCGCTCATTACGGATGTGGAGACACCATTCTCCGAGCGGCTACTTTCCACATATCCCATAACGAGACGGATTGCAGCCCGAAAGATTTGAGGGTCTTTCGGGGTTGCTTTCGCTTTTGAGTCAATGCCATCATTGAATAGCGAAAACTCTATTGTCGAATTATCGGGAAAGAATGTGCTGCACATGGCATTGCACAAACTTCTCGTTGCGTTCAAGTTATCCACGGCTTACTGCTGAGTTTTGAGGGTGTAGATACCATTCATCTCAGTAATAACAGGGAGAGAGAGACTTTCAGCCTTGGTGAACTCTACACCGTTGCTGCCTTGTGTCTCGCCAACACCCCACTGAGATACACGAATACGACCATAGTTAGAGTATGCGACTCCCTGCTCTGGTTTCAACTCGTTATTGCTCCAAGCATTCTTAACGAGTCCGAGTTTGCCATCTGGTATAAATACCATGTTCTTCTCGTTCCAAGGAGTATAAGGAATGCGCTGAGTACCCTTTTGGATGCGAACCTGTCTGCGGATAGGCTCAAAGATAGGATAACTATTCTCTTCCATGTATGCGTTGATGTCCTTGAGCTGAACCATCTTTGATGATTTGTCTGTACCCCAAATCATCTGCTTCATCTTCTTGGAACGACACATATAGGAAATACGAGATGGAGCGCAAAGAACCTTGGAGAAAGTAACCTTGTCCTGTGCCGCATCAATGATGGCTTGAATATCCTCAAAGCAGTCCACGGTCTCGATGTTGCCGTCAGTCCATTCGGTTTTGGATGATGCAATATTCTCTGCTGGCTGATTGAAGTCGATAGTGCCACGCACACCGCCCTCTGGGTTGATGTTGTCATCAATCTCCACCTTACCCTCATTTGAGAGTGGGCGCAAGAAGAGAATGTCGAGTTTTGCAAGAACCGCATTAACCACCGTAGTAACATCACCCCACATAAGTTTGATGAGCTGCTCGTTCTTTGCACTATCTGGCAGAGATTTAGAGTCCAAAATCTGCAAAATCTTGCGATAGTTCTGAATGGTCATAGGGAGAGTGAGAGCGTGGTTAAGGATGCGCTCCTTTACGGTCTCCAATCCCTCAGAGCCGAGGATGGCTTCCTTAGACTCATCTCCGATGGTAGGTGCTGCCACCGTGATATTGTATTTGCCGATAAGTTCCTCAAAGTCGAGACCGATTGTAGGCACATCCCAATCGAGATACTTCTCAAAGATGACGTTATCAAACAATCTCTTGTGAAGTTCGGAAGCCTTATCAAAGCGAACTTGCACGTTTCGTGTCAATTCGCCATAAAGTGAACTAAATAAAAATTGTGGCATTGTCTTTACTGCTTAATGAATATAATATTCGGGTTAGACTTCAAGCTACCGCAACCACCGCCCCAATCATTGAGCCATTCGGTAGGAATTGGATTGCTTGTGTTTTCAGAGAGTACCACACAATCATAAGCAACATCGAGGGTAGGGAGACCCTTGCCATCGAACTGCTTGACCGCACCGAGTACCATGTTAGGCACATAGAGAGGTGAAGCATCACCACTTTCTACCGCCTTTGACTCAACGATAATATCATCCTCTGCAAGCCCTGTATAGGCTTTGTCGAGAGTAATCTCATCATACTCAGTGTTTGATGTGTCAATACTCTTGATGGATGGAGTTGCCTTTCCATCCCCAAACTTGGTGATAACATCACCCACAACGAAATAATGCCCCTTGTTGACACGTGGTTTCGTTGTCGTGCCTCCCTTGATTACCTTTGCGGTCTTGACTACCGCTGCGGTCAAACCGTCCTTGTAATCCACATGGATGAGGGTCGCACGTTGCAGAACCGTACCGATTGGGAATGTCTGCAATGGCTTGAAACCGCCTGGCAGTATCTTCGCCTCACCTCTCCAAATTTCGGGAGAATGACCGTTGACAACGGTCTTTTTGAAATCAATAGCCATGTCGATTTTAATTTAACGAGTGAATAATGATGGAGCAATTAAGCATCTGGCAAAGTCTTAGCCCAAGCGTCAGCTGCCGCCTTCATGGCTTCTTCCTTTGTGCCTTTCTCGTTTGCCTGCTCCTTTGGCACGAGATTGTTTGAGACTAATTCCTGCTTGTATTCCTTCAACTCTTTATCAATGTCAGCATCATCCGCAAATGATACTCTCTTCATCAAATAGTCGGGAATACCGAGTTTCTTAGCCTTTTCAGAGATAAGGGATGCTCGCTCATTGGCTTTCTCCTTTGCTTTGAGGGTAGCGTTCTCAGTTTCGAGTGCTTCCATCTTTTCCTTGTAAGGAGCAAACCATTTAGGGGCTTTCTCATCATTACCCTCATCATCGCCCTCATCATCGGATGGCTTGACTGATGGTTTTTTCTTCGATGTCTTTCTTGTGATTTCGCCCTGCATAGCCTTGGCGAAAGGTACAAGTAAATCCACCGCTTTCTCGATGTCCTCATCTGTTGCATCCTCTGCGAGGTCTTTTGAGCCGAGTTCTACCAACTCATCAAGAGCCTTGTCTGTGAGTCCGTAACTCTTGCACTTCGCAGATAATGCGGTTAAAAATTTCTTCTTCATATTGTATGATATTTAATGTAAATCTAATTCATCGGCTACAAAGATAGCGCAAAATTTCTAAATACGTGCGCAATAGGCACTATTTTAGCAAAAATAAACATATCTGATTATTAGGGCTTTACGAATATCGCAAGCATTTTTGGCTTTTAATTAACGCTTTTTAAGCACTAAAATATGGATTATATTAAATATATTCTATATCTTTGTAGCGTGAATGAGAGCCTAACAAGCACTCTAAAAGAAAATATTAACAAATTAAACATATATCGCCATGTTACAAAAAGAGTTTGAAGAAAGAGTTGGAATGAAAGTTACACCATCCGAGTATGGGGTTATCGAGACATTGTATAATGATAGCGACCTCGAAAAAGATGTATTCTGTGCGAAGTGGAAGAAAAACGACCGCATGGAGATGGCGGAACTCAACGCAAATACCATCACCATCCTCAACAAACGTATCTTCTCAAAGGATGCCAAGATTAAGGTACAGGATGAGACCATCAAGCAAACAGCATACTTCCTCATCGACAAGGCAGATGAAACGGATGATGTCGAACTCTACAAGAAAGCAATATCACTTATCGGAAGAAGTGAAGCCGTCATCTATAAGTTGAAAAACGATTGCAAATTGACGGATGCAGATAAAGATTTCATCGTTTCAGAAGTTCAAAAGTAAAAAGGTAATGGGCGGACTAACCACCGCCCACAATTCAACGCAATTATGAAAACATATTCAGTTAGTTTCTCAGAGCCTATCGCAGTAACATACAACGGAATGCACTTCGACACCGACAAAAGAAAATGGGTCGATGGTGAATATACGGAAATGGAGCAACACGTAACACTCCATTCTCTTGCATCCGCAAAGAAACTCATCAAACAGAACCGAGACAAGTACGTTTCATCCTGCATCACTCAGACATGGAGCGATGGCTCATGGGAGAATTTGGGAGAAATCAAACTTAAAGGCTCAAACAAGACATTCGTAGCCAACACGAAACAGAAAATTGCTAACTATTGATTATGAAACATCAAATCGAGTTTAGACATTCGACTACGATACAAATGATTATATCGTAATAGATAGAAGTACACCACATTCTCATAAGTGGTGTACTGACTTCCTCAAAAGGTCTGGTTATAATCTCAAAGGGAAAGGCGTAACAAGTCATTGGGATGGGGTATGGTCAACAACAGAGGGAGTAACCGCATACATAGTAAAAACGAACAATAAATAAAATTTCAACGCAATGGAAACAACAGAGACAATTCAGAAAGTAAACGAGCTTGTGTCAGTTCTTACGGATGACCAAAAGCAACTTCTCAAAGACACTATCAATATGGGATTTTGGGGAGATACGGATATGGAGTTCCGTAAGGAGAATGATGAGGTAGAGACGGTATCGGCTTATGGATATTGCACGAATGATGCAAAAAAGGCTGGACATTTCAAAGGTCGCAAGATTTCATCGAATTTCCGTGCCATCTATAAGAAACTTTGTCCAAATGAGGGTACAGGAAAATTGCTCACTCAAATATCGGATTGGTGGGGTGATGGTTCGGGCGATATGCTATTCATCCGCAAGGAATATGCCGAAATGTTTGAAGAATGGGCAAAACAAAAGTAATAATCATCGGTCTCTCATCATCCGTGGTGGGAGACCATAAACACATCAAGTAATATGGAAAAGAAAATGAAATCAAGAAGAGAACAACTTATCGAAGCGTACAAACTGACAAAAGAGGAAATCGCATACCTTGACCTCTGCCATACAAATACATGGTTCAACCACAAAGAACCTCAGATGTATATAATGACCGCAAGAAGAGCCTTGACTAAATACCATTGCTCAGAATGTGGATGTGAGATTTCAGAGAATGAGCATGAGGATTACGGTATGTGTAGCCGATGCCGTGAGTCATTTGGTGATTAAATTATCAATATAGGCAATATTTTACGGTTTCATGCGTTATTATTATAGTGGATGATAATTTGTATCTCCACCTTAATTTTAACGCAGGAAAAGCCTTTATAAGTATATACAGATGGAAACGAAAGTAATTCATTTGCATTTCAAGGACGATGGGGCGAGTATCATACATGATTGGTATTTTGGTTCACTCAAAGCCATATACGACTCCCGAACCGTGGAAGAGATAGGAATATCATACAAATCTCTCACGAATGCCCTATGTGGCAAGGAAGTGTATGAGAACAAGAAAGTAATCATCCGCATCGGGAAACTTGAAAGAAAACCGAAACAAAACAATTAAATGAGCAATCGTTATGGATTTATACACAGAACAAACCGTATATAATGAGTTTCGACATACATATAATTTCAATGGGAACAATCAAGAGTTTGTTTTGTTCTTGAATACTTACTATGATAAGGTTAAGAATACTCCTATTGAAACGATAAAGAAACTTTTGCCAATTAGTCATCATGGATATAGTGGTACATATCTTGAACAATGGATGATTAAAGAAACCCTACCAACAAAAGACTATCCATTTACAATGGTAGGTAAAATATATAGCTGGTATGGAGACCGTACTACATCGGACATACTTACGTCAGTAGCCAATGCAATAGAAGAATTGTACTATCGCATGATGGTTCAATACTTGTATTATCTATATTCGTATAAGGAATATGATGAAGCAAATAAGGAGTTTAATTATATAATCAATAATCTTGAAACAATGTAATTATGAATGAACAAGATTTATTAAAGTATTGTTTTTTCTACAAAGGAGAGGCGATAATCCCTCCAACTTTCGATAAAAAGAATGAGGGTAAGTTATGGGTTGCGGAAAAATACGTTTGCGAGGAAATCCCTAATCTTATAGATAAGGAAAATCCACGCAAAAGTATTGCATCTTTTGTTTTTGCCTATGTAAGCAAGTGGTCTCCTTACAATTTTTTAGAAGTAATGGGAACTTACTTACAGAAAGCCCCCGATTTGAAAGATTATATCAATGATATTTATAACTGATATAATGTACCACTTACTATATAGTATATTTTAGCACCTGCCGCTTTCCATTTCTCTGCAACTTTGAGGAATTTAGAGCGGCTTGGTTCTTTAAGGTCATAAGGGAACGTTAAAGACTCCACGCAATCAACTGTCAAATCTCCATGATATTGCAATTCGAGATAACTACTTATATGGTCTCTCTTGAATTTTGCCAAGTCATGCGTTTGTATAGTATCATTGTCTGGTGTATTATACAAATTGTCGAAAGAGCATGATTTCGGGTCACTAACAAGAGATGGTTGAAATCTCTCGCCTAAAGAGTCTCCTGCCGTCCATGTGGCAATAACCTTGTCTTTCTTAAATCGTATCTCAACATTGCCGTATTGTCTTGCGGTGTTATGGCTCATAGATGATACAATGTCATGGTCAAGCAAATTACCATATTTCTCATACTCATGGCGTGATAATTGGTCAGTCGCAAGGTCTTTCCCTAATCCGAACAATCTATGAGCAGCCCCCAATCGTGCATGACCAGTTTCAATCTTGCCCGATGTTTTACTACTACCCTTATAACCGCCAGAAGAACCTGTTTCAAATGTATTCTTAAACCACGAATTTAGTACAGGTTCAAGCGTTGTGTCATCAATATTCATACCGAGGTCATGCTCATCAAAGAGTTTTCTCATCAGTCTCTCAATCTCATCCTTATGGTTCTTTGCGGTATCTCCATATTTGGAAGTTCTCTGATATTTTGCAATAGCATCTTTTAGATGGTCAAGAGTTCTTGGCATAGAAGAACCGAGTCGCTTCTTCAAGTCATCCACGGTTTCACTCTTGATAGATGTTGATGATGTTGTCTTTGCTTTCTTAACTCCCTTTGATTTGAGTTGCTGATATTTGTCATTCAGTTCTTGGGCTTTCTTTTTAGCGAGAACCAAATCAACATCAGAAACAGATAGCAACTTCCTCATATCGTCTGCCAAAGTCTTGATAATCTTACTACGAGATGTAGAAGCAAATGCAAGCGCATCGTCAACACTATCAACAACCGCCTTAATGTCTATCTTTCTTTGAACGATGGCAAGTTCTTTCTTATACGCATTTTGCGCAACTTTCCATGTGGCATACTTCTTATGAGCTTCAACCCATCTAATTTCACTTTCGAGGAAACTCTTTCGTGCAAATAACTCAGTACTCTCTCTTGCAAGTCGAGACTCCACGGCTTTATTAACAGATATAGCATCAGCCATAGAGTAATCTTTTGCAACCTGCATAGGGTCATCAAGACGTTTGAGAGAAAGAATTTGTTTGCCCAAACTCTTTAACTTATCAGCCTCTAATTTGATGAGGGCAAAGTCTCTCTGCTGGATAGCCTTAGATAATGATGATGTATCAACATCTGAAATGCCATCCATATAACGCAAAATTCTATCTCCATAGTGAGAATAAGCCTTTTCTTTAGAGATACGTTTTTGTCTCTCTGCCGCTCTCTGTTGGATTTCCGCAATCTGTTCGGGTGTTCGGGCTGCATGACGTTCCGCTGCCTTATCCAATATTGATTGCTTCTTCCTGCGTTCCTCACCCTCTGCCACTTTCTTACTCCAATACTCACGAAGTTCTTGCTCCTTTTCGGGTGTACGTTCCTCATGTCTCTTGGTTGCAATCTCTTCGATGGATGGTGTTTGCTCTGGATTGAGTATCTTATCAATCGCCTTGGCATTGTTCTTGATGAAGTACGGTTCTGTTCCTCTCGCCTTGGATGCCGCAATCTTATCGGCATTGTCATTCACCCATTCCTTGAAATTGTCGGGATAGGACTTGATTTCTCGCCCTCTGACAAGTCTTTTGAGTTCCTTTCGCCAATCCTCACCATTGAGCATCATCTTTGTTAGATGGGCGGTTTCCTCTGGTGGGAGAGTGATAGGGGTAACATAACAGAAACATTGAGGATGCCATCCATCGAATACAAAATCCTTTGGATAATCCCCTGCCAACTTATCACAAATATCTTTCTTTGGATGACTACGAGACAAATTCACTCTCTGACCGAGAATAAAGTCCATTTGAGACCATCTTTCATGGTCTGCCCTACGATAGGCTATATTGGTCTCTGTTCGGGTCACACGCATGGCATTCTTGGCAGAAGACTTATATACTCCTGCACCTACCTTGTAACTATCCTTATCGTAGTCTATCCATTTATATTTTCCTGTGGCTTCATCCTTGATACGCTTCTTCCATTTCCTTTGCCATTCACCGTTTTCATCCTTATATCGAAAACGTCTGAACATCAAATCTGGGTCATTCAGATATTGGCGAACCTTGCGAGACATGGAAGCGGCAGAATTGCCCTCACCGATGGCAACGGTCATCGCCACCTCCATCTCATCACGAAGTTGCTGAACGTTCTGCCATACCCTTTGAGAGAGGTTCAATCCCTTTTCCGCACGGTTGATGAAAGATTGCTGGGCATTCTCGTTTCTGTTAGTCCATGCCGTGAAAGCCGATGATGAAAGTACCTCTTTGCCGAAACATGATTGTACCAACTTATCACATTCCTCATTCGCCTTATCCCATTCGAGAACGATACCCCTCTTGATGGCAGTTGTTACGACCGAGTGAAGTTGTCTGAGTAACGCTTCGACCTTTTTCTGCATACTTTCCTTTTGTGCATCGAAAGAATACATCTCACCCTCATCAAGTGTAGGCATGTTTTTATTGAGTGCAAGAATGGCATTTACCGTCTTGGCAAACGCTCTTCTTACACCCTCTGCATAGACCTCAGTCCTTTGTATTCGGGCGAGGGTAGCCGCTTTTGAGTCATTCGTGTTTGATGAAGCCATAGGCTATTATGCTGATTTCTTTTGTTTTTTATCGTCTTTCTTCTTTGGGTCTTTCTTGTTGTCTGGGTCATCGCCCTCATCGTCATCATCATCGCTACCATCTCCAAATGATTGCGCCCCGATGCCATCAAGACCGCCAAATATATCTTGTTGCTGTTTGAGTTTATCCTCTTTCTCCTTATCAAGTCTCTCATTTTCTCTGTGAGAGTCCTTGATGAGCGGATTAAGTTCAACTCCTGTTTCTGTTGAGAGGATGCCTGCATCAATTGCCTTTGTTATGTTGTCGAGGTCATCGGCAATATCATCACCAAATGGCTCTTGAAATTCGTGACCCACTTTCAACTCTTCGCATTGTGAGTGCAACCTCACTTCGAGAACGTTTCCGATGATGGCGGTAATGAGGGATGCCGTGCGGTCGAGTAGTTCCTCATGTGTCTCCTTGTGTTTGGATGCCTTGATGTCTGCCAATAGCATCACGGTACGCAAAGCCTTTGCCGATAGGTTGGAGAGGGATTTCAGCGTATCGAGAGAAATCTTTGGGGTAAAGGTCATGGATAGGATTTTATCCTGCAACCATTCCACTTCATCCTTTTTGGATTGTGGTGCATTATCCCATGTGAGGTATTTTGCCGCCTTATCCACTCCGTCCTTGTCGTTGGTGATAAGGAGTTTTGCAGCCTCTTTCTTTTCGGGCATATTCTTGATGATGTCCGCAGACATAAGGGCGATAGGGTCTGCAAAGTAATCGTTGGTATCTGCCGTCTTGGATGCGATATATTCCTCACGATGGATGAGGTGTTCCGCTCCGTGCCACTCCTTTTCTTGTTGGAAGAGGATAATAGGGATTTTGCCGATAAAGTTCGTTTCTTCCACGACCTCCCATCCGATTGCTTGCTTGGTGCATCTGTATATTACATCCTTGGTATATACATCAAAGTGGTAGAGTAACCTATCATCTACATCCTTGGTATAATAGCCCCAAGCCACGGATATGAGGTTATCGTATTGGTCGAAACGAGTGTAAATCTCATCTCCCTTACTCTTGGCAAGTACCTTGATTTGCACGTCTGGTTTTCCGTCATCATCTCTGAATACACGGAATAACATTGCGCTTTCAGTCTCTGAGCCAGCAATACGTTTGCATTGTCTTATCTTGGAGTTGAAACGAGTGCGCTTGATTACGTCTTGGAACTTCTCAAAGGCTTCATCCGTTCCCTCTGATAGCTGAGTCCATTTTACAGGTCTGCCATAAAGGAAAACGAGCGCAATCTCATTGATGTAGATAGGGTATGGAATAGGAAGTTTCCAAACCTCTTCTTTTCTTACGAAATTGCCCTTTTTGTCTGTGATAATCTTAGGCTCTCGCTTCATAATCTCGTGCGAGAAAGTATCATACTCCTTGATGGCTGCAAGGACTCTTTCTTGGTTGTTAGTCATTTTCTCCTTGACCCTTGAAATGTCCTTTGCTGCCAGTAGTTGCTCAAACTCTTGGTTAGTTCCTGTGAGCTGATTGATGTAATTTCTGAATAAATCGAATAATACCATACTATTGCATTTTTAATTGTTACAAACCAAATGAAGCCTTGTTCAAGCTATCATAATCAATATCATCGTCATCTTCATAGAGGTCGTTAATGGCATATCCGAGAATATCCACGAACTCATCATGCGGTTGTGTAGGGAAGCCGCACACCTCATCCAAAAAATCCTCATTCCAAGACCCCTCAACGAGAAAGACCCTACCGCACTCAATACGAGGGGAAACCGCCCTCAATCGTACTTCCTTATCATCGGTTGGTGTCGGTGTCTCCTTGACATTGAGGGTAGTGATTGCTCTCAACATCTGGACTACACTTATACCATTTGCCTTTGGCTCGATATTGAGCTTACTCTCTGAATTGCCCTCATGTGCATCCATGTAGTTAGGCAAGAAGCGCAGGAGTTCGGGCATCTCCTTATACATTTGTTGGGCATCATACAGATAGATGTAGTTCCTTATCCTGCAAGCCGCCAAAATACCGCTTGGGTCGTTGTCTTGCCCCTTTTTCTTCTTGTTGTATGCCGTATCAAGATAGAAGTGCATCGGCTCGTTATATCGCAAGGCGGTAAACTCTGCCATTGATATTCTTCTGAACCAATCTCTTTTGACGATATTACCTCCCTCAACGGTTGGATGCTGCTGATAGAGGGCATTAAATTCCCTTGGGGCTCTCGCTTTCTGTTTCAAGAGTTTTTCGATGGAGTGGTGGGAAGACCATAGGGCATCGCCTACGTGTCTCTTGCTCAACCCCCCATCATGCTCTATCTCGCAAATGGCTGGAATTGCAAGTACCGTCCATTCATCGGGTTCGGCTTTCAGAATGCGCCCTGCCAAATCATCCTCATGCCATCGGGTCATAATAAACAACTGCCGAGAATGGTTGTGAAGTCGAGTCGTTAGAACGGTGTTATACCAATCCCACACCTTTTGACGGTATGTTACAGAGTTAGCTTCATTCGCATCCTTTACAGGGTCATCTATGATTGCAATGTCAACAGGAGTACCCGTAAGAGAACCGCCCACACCTACCGCCTTGTAAAAGCCACGGTGTCCCACGGTCTCAAACATATCCACGTTACGCAATACACCCTTAACGCTATCTCTCTGACTTGTACCATTGAGGTAAGTATCGGGGAATATGGCTTGATATTCCTTGCTGTCAATAGTCCTTTGTATGGAGCGAGAGAATTGTTCCGCAAGGTCTGACGAATAGGAACTACCCACGATTTTCATATCTGGGTTCTTGCCCAATACCCACGCAGGAAAGTTTCGAGAGATGATTTCCGATTTGCCGTGCTGAGGTGGCATGAATACCATCAAGTTCTTTATCTTGCCCTCATATAGCATTTGGCAATGGTCAGCAACCAACTTATGAAACCACTCCAATTCATACTTCGGGTTTGAGTAACCGAGAAAATGCGAAAAAGAGATTGGAGCTTCAAGCCTTAGCTTTTCCTGCCTCAATCTCATCAATTTCATTCTATTCTCGATTACTGATGATTTCATGTCTCTTCTTGTTTATCCAACTTTTCAAGACGCTCGATTTCTGCATTGATTTCATCGAGTGTCATATCCTTATCGTCTTTCTTTAGAACGTTATCAATGCGTTGTCTCTGCTGATAATGCTCTGGGTCGAGGTTTGTGAGTAGGAAAATGGCTGCACCGACATTTGGCTGAAAATAGACCTTTTTCTTCTTCATCTTGGTAATGTGCGGCAAATTGGGATTTGTTGCGTTCGGTTTGTATTCCGTTTCGGTTTCCTCTCGCTCATATCCCTTAGCCACCATTGCGAGTGAAGCGGCGAGGTCGTGGGTTAGATTGGTCTTGAAGACTTCTCGCCCACGTTTGATAGTTTCCTTGAAATCGTCCTTTTTAAGCCAATTCCGATAGGTCTTGTCGTTGATGCCCATTTCCTTGCAAAAGTCTTTTAACTTCGCACCTCCATACTCAATTAGACCATGCTCTGAAATCCATTCCTCAATCTCAGCCAATTTCGATGTACTATACTTACTCATTCTGTAAATCTATTAGTTTATAGAACTCATTACGCTTATCTGGGTCTTCCTTGAAAACTCCTGTGAAGTGGGAAACGGTCATCTTTCCTTTGTTTCTCACACCTCTCATGGACTTGCAAAGATGCTGCCCCCTCATTACAATAGCGAAGCCGAGAGCCTTGCCGTTTAAGGCTGCATCCAACATCTTGATGATGTCGATAGCAAGTCTTTCCTGCAACTGCAATCGGGCTGCACAATATCCGATGACCCTTGCAACCTTGGATATACCAAGAATACGACCATCGGGAGATGGAATGTAGGCAAAGTAATACTTTCCAAAGAACGGCAATATGTGATGCTCGCACATGGAATAGTAATCACCGCTATCAAATACAATGTCGGTACATTTGTCTTCATTCGGGAATGTCGTTATCCGTGGTATCTTGTCTTTGTCATATCCACGGAATATCTCATCCCACATTCTGATGATGCGGTCTGGTGTACCTTTCAGCCCCTCACGGTCAGGATTTTCCCCGATGTATGATAGTAGGGTCTTGATGGCTTTTTCCGCTTCATCCCTTGAAATATCTCTTTTCATGTTATCTCACATTTAGTATTTTTTGAGTCTGCAATGATAGATGCCACTTTGGATGAGAGAGGATGTAATCAATACATTTCTTGACTATCTCCTTGTTTCTGACCTCATCGCCTGTATCACATGGTTGCAGACTATAATAATAGGCTTTGATGTCGAGATATTTGCTTACATCTATCTTTCCATCAAATACCACTTTCACCTCATCAATCTTCTCTTGTTTGATTTCTGCGTTCTTGCAGTAGTCAGTCTTTGGGCTGCACGTCACCCAATCCACCACGTTATGAGGGAGTCTCATAGTTCCATTGGTCTCTACTTGGATGGTGTAACCGTGAACCTTGAAGTAATGGCATATCTCAGCGGTCAGTTGCAATGAAGGCTCTCCACCTGTAAAGACAATATGCTTTGCCGTGAAATTTGCGATTTGAGCCATTATTTCCTCTTTCGTGAGGTCTTTATAAGGCTCATGCTTGGTGTCGCAAAACGGACACCTCAGATTGCATCCTGCCAAGCGTATGAATATAGATGGTGTTCCTGTATATGCGCCCTCACCTTGCAATGAGTAGAATATTTCGTTTACTCTCATGGCTTACTCCTTATCTTTGACATATACCGCAACATTGCCCTCTGACTCTTGCACCTTTGCCTTATAACACTCTGGTATTTGCTCAGTACACCACTTGGCGATATTCTCAGCGGTTGGATTGAATGGCAGCAATTCGTTAAAATTGCCGTGGTCGAGATAACCGTGTATCTTGTCCTTTGCGTGTTTGAAGTCGAATACCATACCATCCTTATTGAGTTTCTTAGCCTTGCAATAGACCGTGATAATCCAATTATGACCGTGCAATTTCTTGCACTTACTATCATAGGAGAGTTCAAGTTTATGGCAACCTGCAACCTCCATCGTTTTTGCTATGTAATACATACTATTGAATTTATATAAGTGAATGAATAATATTATACCTCATATTCGGTAGGGTCTTCGATGCATGCATCTCGCAAGGCTTCTTTTCTCTCTACACAAGTGCCGCATTTGCCGCAATGTTTCTCACCGCCCTTATAGCAAGAGTAAGTCTTGGAATAGTCGATGCCGAGAGACTTGCCTATCTTGGCAATGTCCGTCTTTGTGATTGTGGTATATGGTGCATCAATGGTGATACCCTTGTAAGTACCGCATTTCATAGCCTCAGACATGGCATCAATGAAGCCCTTACGGCAATCGGGATAAATGGCATGGTCTCCGAAATGGTTTGCAATGAGTACCTTTTCAAGTTCACGACTCTCAGCGAGACCACATGCAACGGATAACATGATACCGTTTCGGAATGGTACGACCGTTGATTTCATTGTCTCATCCTCATAGTGACCATCTGGAATGGCTGATGCGCCCTCCAACAATGAAGACTTGAAATAATCGTGAATGAATGTGAGAGGGATGGTTATATGCTCAATGCCAAGTTTCTCACAATGGTATTTCGCAAACTCTTCCTCTCGCTTGTTGTGGTTACTGCCATAGTCGAATGTAACCGCCAAGGCAATCTCCTCTTCATAATCATAGAGTAGGGTAACACTATCCATGCCCCCACTCAGAATAATCATTGACTTTTTCATGTTTCTTGCTTTTATATGTGAAAATACGAATAATACGACTTTTAGAGTTTCATGTCAGCGTACATACTGAACTTAACCCACTCATTGAAGTTGTTGACCGTTCCCTCTCTTGGCTTTAGCCTGCATCCCTCTTTTGTTATCTGTTCCATCTTTTCGGTTGATGGGTTGAACTTGTAGAGGTAGCCCCCTCTGTTACCGCAAAGCCAGGCGGTGCTATCCACCGAGTCGAAATGATACTTTTTCAAGTTTGCGATGTTGGTATATCCCAAACCATGAATTTTCGCCCCATGCTCATGTGCGGTATTGATAAACCAAGGAAAAGCGGACTCATACTTCTTTCGTGGTATCTCTTTTGTCACAATTCCACCAAGAGCCACGTATGGATATTCCTCACACATCTTGATGAAATATTCCTTTCCTCTGTTCTTGTGCCATACAGGTATAGGCTTCTTGTTGGTCATGGCTTCGAGTTTTGCCCTCAGTCTTTCTACTTCTTCAAGTCCTACAACGCTATCAATATCCAACTCAAAGAATAATCTCACATCGTACTTGTTGATGAATTTGGCATAACTCTCCACATACTCATCCCAATCAATCGCCCCTTTGTGTGACCCTGCCATGAATGTATATGCGCCACTATCCAAGAGGAACGAGCCGAAATGACCTACCAAATCCATGAAGTTCTCATGCTTTCGTAGGTAATAGAAACTTTCGAGTATATTGAGATTACGCATATCGCCCTCAAAGAAAGTTTCAGACTTCCCATCTCCATCAATGAAAGACCTCATTACTTCCACGACCTCACCCCTTGACTTCGGGGATGCTTCATATACTTTCATAAGGCTACAATGTTATTTAATGGTGATACCCGAATAATCAGAGAGTGCCGACTCAATGATATGTTTTATCTCTTCCTTGTCGTTTTCAAGGTCTGAGGGGAGCTTGACAATGATTTTCGCCTTGTTGTCCTTGGTTTCGTCATCATCGAGGTTGTCAAAGAACTCATCGACATTTATCTCACTCTCCATAATTGGTAGGTCTGTACCCCAATCCGTTAGTTGGGCTTCATCCCACTCATTAGCGAGTGCCGCCCATTCGTAACGACCGAATGAGTTATTATCGAGGATGGTGTATGCCTTTAGTTCTTCGATTGTTGTGTCTGGTGAAATGATTGCGCAAGGAGCGGACTTGAAACCAAGTGACTTCATAGCCCTAAAACGCATATTTCCCCCAATTATAATATACTTATCGGTATTCTCTATATTATTATAATATTTATATACTTTAAGCATATTATATTGGAGGAACTGAGGATATTTCTTGATATTCTCTTTGAGTAGGTCGAATTTCCTATCCTCAATCTCACGAGGATTAGACGGCAATCCCTCTAACTGACCCTCATTGAGTTCCAGTGTATCAAGTGGCAATACCGTAAAATTTACGATATTGGGTTCTATTTGCGCAATTTCTTTTTTCATCCTAATACGTACTAAAATTATAATTTCAGTCGCAAAGATAATAAAAGAAGTGCGTAATAAGCACGTTTTTAATGATAATTAGCCATTTTCATGCAAATATTGCTCAATTTCAGCCCTAAAATCATCAAAAGAGCGACAAATCACGTATTTATATCCTGCCCATTCGGCTTTTCTCTGCCATATCTTTTGTGATGTCTGCTGCTTACCTGTTGGGGTCTTCATTTCGATACATAGACCGTGATAAGATTTCGATGGGAATAGGAGCAACAAATCCGCCACTCCCTTTTGTGTTCCCTCTGCTTTCATAATCGCCCCCTCAACTCGCTTTCTTGCTCCACCATTCGGAACGGCAAAGAGCAATATCGCAAGTTGGGGATAGGCGAGACGAAACCACTGAACACACCCGATTTGTATCTGACTTTCGAGATGTCTCATAGTCTCTATCTGTTAGAATGGCAAATCGTCATCATTCTTTTGTTGTGATGATGGTTGCGGTTGTGGTGGATATGGAGCGTTATTGTTATAGTTTTGGCTCTGTTGCTGGTCATTCGGCTTTCGGTCGAGCATCTGCAACGTGTCCGCATCTATCTCCGTGATGTACTTCTTGACTCCGTTCTTGTCATCATAGGCTCTTGTCCTTATCTTTCCTTGAACGAACACGGAACTACCACGATGGAGATATTTCTCCGCTATCTCTGCGAGACTTCCCCAAATGACAACGTTATGCCATTCGGTTTTGTCCTGTATGACCGTGCCATCTCTCTTTTGATACCCCTTTTCGGTCGTGGCTACTGAAAAGCTCGCCATCTTCCTACCGCTTTGGGTAGTGTTGATTTTCGGGTTATCTCCCAAAAAACCGATAATTGTCGCTTGGTTTAATGATGCCATATTGCGTACTATGTATTTTGTAAAATATTCGTTTATATAATATATATACTATATCATTCTATCGTGTAGAATATAGATAGAGTTAGAAGAGATAACGAATTTCGCACAGAAACCGCCATCTCTCGCATTCTCTGCCTTTCGGCTTATAGTTTATCGCCCAAACTCATTTTGATGCGTTGTTGAAGAGATTTCCTTGTATGGGTTCTTGTTGTGATTGGTTGATACCGATGATTTTGTTCACCCTCTCAATCTCATTGTCAATCTCCCTTTCAAGTGCCTTGCTTGCTTCGAGTGCCGCCTTGCTTCTGGTCTTGAAATACTCCTTTTGCTTCTTACGCATCAAAGAGACCTTATCGAAGAACGCTCTATGCTCCATGTTGCCGCATCTCTTGTTTGTCGTTGTTCTCGATACGCTCGATACTTTCAGCGAGAACCTTTCTGAGGTCGTTTTCCTCTTCCTTGGACATACCTCTTCTTGCAAAGGCTATTCCAGATAAAAAGGCATTTGATACCGCCATCATCGTGGTAATCGGCTCATTTGGGTCGATTATAGGCTCAAAGGAATGGGCGATTTCAAGAGATACCGCTCTTTCGATTATCGTTGGCTTGAACTCTGACAAGTCAACCGTGATATTCTTAGGCTTCTTTGTTTCCATCCTCATCCTCCTTGGTCTTAGGTTCGTACTTGAAAACATCCATTATCTTTGTCTCGTTGATACCGATGACATCATAATCTATCATGGTCTTTCCCATGAAGTCACCAATATATCGCAATGCTCTCGCAAGGGATTTCGACTGAACGAGATAGGTAGTGTTTGAACGTTTCTCCTTGTCCGTCTTCTCATCAATGGTGATGAATTGGAGTTTTGCCTTATACCACTTGTCATCATCATCCACATCGCTGAATATGACCTCAGATGCGTTACTTTTCTTGACTGCATCCACTCTGAACTCTCCAGAGATGTAAACGGACATTTCTTCTGTGATACGCTTCTCAGCCTCAGTGAAGCTCATGGCATCCACCAAGTAAGGCTCATTCACCATCTTCTCACTTCCATCCTCCATCGTCTTCTGATAGCGGACTTTGCATTCAATGTAATGTTGCATAATAAATATTTTTTAATCGTTATTTATATTAAACTCTATCTCATTTACTCTACGTAATATGATATTCTTTGCGAGTTCAACGTTATTATCCTTGTAGTCGAATTGCCCGACCTCTCCTGCATAAGCATCGAGGATGGAACGCAAGGCATCAAGTTTCGGGTCATGGATGCTTTGCCGCTTCTCCCCAAGCCTCTCTGCAATGACCTCATCCATGTGGGAATTGTTCTGATACAACAAATCAATCATCAACATTCCACAGATGGCATCCGTTCTCATGTCTGAATATGGGTAATCGGGCATTTTTCTCTTGAACTCAGCATTTACAGAGAACCACAGGATAGTAAAGTCCTTTTGGTATTCTTCCATAAACCGCCCCATCTCTGACTCCACTTGCTTCTGGTGCTTCATGTCAAGGTCTTTGTTTACTTGCTCGAAGTAGTTGTGCTTTACCTCATCATAAGCCCTGCCAAGTTTTTTGAGGATTTCGATACGATGGTCTGCCGCATATCTCCTGCACTTGTCGGCATAGTGAAAGGCGATGTCCGCAAAGATGAGAGGGATGAAAGCCATCTGAATATGCTCCCTTTGTGTAAAGGATTTCATCATTCTCTCAGTGTCTTTCTTCACGCTCTCACGAAACTCTCTCTCAAACTTCATCTCATCCGTCAGTATCTGCCAATCGAAGCGAATAGCATTCACTCTGAGAGTTTGTTTCTTCTTTGTTGGATGGGCTACCTCTATAACGGTAGTACCATCCTTTAGACTTGACACACCCTTGCAAATGTAAGACTTTCCGACCTCAATCAATGGGGATTGCTTCTCGCTACATTTGCGAGCCGTTATCTCTATCACTTCCCCCTGCTTGGGTATCGGGTGATTTCTTTTCTTCCTGCTGCTCATTGTTCGTTGCGTTGATGTATGTGTTCTTGATTGTTATCTTATGGTCTTGCAAGAAATCTATCATTTCTCGCAAATCCTTATTCTTGATGTCTGCCTTATAAAGTAAATACCACAAAAGAGAGAATATCGCATAATGGAATATCTCTCGCTCCTCATGCTGCCATACCGATATGATGGATGCAAACAGATTGTAACTGATGAGGACTATAAACCAATTTATCTTTTTCATTTGCCGTTAATCTTGTTAATCAAACTCATTATATCAGAGTCAAACTTTTGTTTGTCAAAGTCTTCACTCTTGGATTTGTCCGTTACTTCCTGCAAGGCAAGAAGCCCCATGATAAATAAACTCTTCTCTGTTGAACTCCATATCACTTGAATTTTATGATGAAATAATCCTTATCGAGAAAATCATCTGGGCAAAGCCCTTTCTTAGGTTTCCCGATGGTGATACTCTCGATTTCTCGCTCAATATGAGGGTCATTGTTCTTTGGATAACCCTTTACAATGATGGCATGAGTGAATGACTTTACATCAAGTTCTTTGCCCATTGCTCTTTTTAGATAGAAAGCTGATGGATTGTCTATTAGTCTTGCTATCCAATGTGGCTTTATCTCCCGATACTCTTCATCTTTCGTGCCGTTGGCTATCATTGAATACCAAGGCTCAGCAAGATGTAGGGTCAATGTTTTCTTTTCCATATTGCTCAAATATTATGTAACTTTACCGCCTTTTCTTTACAATACACAAAGTTTCTCGTTGCGAAAGATAGCCATTTGCGAGGTGACTGCACAAGTATCTTCTTGTCAATAACCTTTTGATAACACAAATCGACCGCCTCCATCAAGTAATCTTTTGCCAAAGATGGCATACACTTCGACTTTGTTACCCTTAGGATGTATGGTTCAATCTCGTTTGCAATGTCTGTCAGATAAACAAGTATCTCAGATTTCACATCCTCACCTTGCAGATGTTTCTTTTGAAGTTGTAACCATTCGATTTCTTTTTCAATTTTCTCAATGGATGATTTCTTGAACTTGGCGAGAGTCTTAGAACGTTTCTCGTTTCTTTCCGTTGGACTTCCCAATCTTATACTACCATCATCCTTGATGATAAACTGAATACCCCTTGGCACGGCTTCAAATGGTATGTGATGTATGGCACAAAATGCAATCTTAGGAACTGGGTACATCTTTGTTTTCCCATTGTTTCGCAAGTTCACATATTCAACGCTATAATGCACATACCCTTTCAGTGGTTTGTTTGTCTTGGTGTTCCAAACCTTACCATCCTCATAGCCATAGTTAGGGTAGCCGACTATCTCTTTCATATCCTTGCTATTTTAGATAGCCCCAACATCCCATAATGATGGGGCTATAATATTTACTATATAATAATCTTATGCTCATCGGTTAGGGTCTATTACGATATTGTACTTTTCGAGGAATGGGATTAAACCTCTCAGCATCTTATCACCCACAAGAGGAAGTTGGCGCAAACCTGACTCTGGCACAACTTTCTTGATAGGAGTCTTTGCAGCCTCCAACAATTCAGATAGTTGTTTTTCAACTTCATCGTTTCTCTCCATCTGGGCGTAGAGGTCTTGGTTTAGTTTCTCGTTATTCTCTTTCAACTCTGAAACCTCATCATTTCGTGATGCAACCAAATCCTGCAACCCTTTGATTTCGTTATCTTTGTCTTCGAGAGTCTTCTGCAATGCTTTAAGTTCATTCTCTACTTTGGTAGTATTGCATCGCATAACGATAAACTCATTGATAATGTCGAAGTTCCCGATGGCATCCGTCAACAACTTTTTGATGGTCTCTGATGCTTCAAATGCTTTCTCTGACAAATCACTTACCTCATCGGATGCCTTTTCTGTATCGCCATCATGCTTTGTGGTTTCTGCCGTTTCCGTGGTGTCATCCTTTGGTGGTTCGAGTTCCTTGACATATTCCGCTGCTGCATGAATATCCTCAAATCCCTTATAATGGTTCGCTCCCTTTGTTTTGAGGGCGGTCTTACCATCGTAGGCATCCCACATCTTGTTTTCGATGAGGTATTGGATGGCTTTCTTTGTGATGGTAGCACCGTATTTCTCGATGTATGGAAGCAAAGCGCCACACCAACCGCCATCTACTACCAATCCGACCCATTCCAAATTTGCCTTATCCAACATGGAAACCTCTCTCTGGTTAGTGTAGCATGATTGAATGCGAGAAACCACGTAGATAGGTTCTGCCAACTCCAAGAAACGATTGTAATTGAACTCTATCGCCCCTCTGACGATGCTCTCAGCATTCTTGATGCCATACTTTTTGAGCATTCTCTTTAATTGTGAAATCTGTTGATTGTTCATAATAACTATGTTTTGTTGTTGAAATCCTTTAACGCAAGATGATAAACATCATAGAACTTTCGAGTTACATAAACCGTGGCAATACCTACATCCAATGTCGGATAAGGCTTGCCATCGGTTATTTTCAGTTCTTCATCTGGTCGAGTGAAATAAGCCCCCAATGCTTCTATCAGAGACTTTAACCTTTCATCCCCGAAAGTTGATTTTATCTTTTCTTGCTTCCTCAGAGCAAACCTTGCCATTACACCGCAAACAATGATGGAGTGTTCACCTCAAACTCTATATTCTTGCAATTCTTAATGGCTTCATTGAAGTAACTCTCTTTCAACTCGAACCCGATGCCAAAACGTCTCATCTTGATTGCTTGGTACACCTCAGAACCGATGCCGAGGAATGGGGTCAGAACCTTATCGCCCTCATTGCTCCAAAGAGTGATTGCTCGCTCGATGGTTTCAAGTTGGAGAGGGCAAATGTGCTTCTCATCGTTTGCATCCCTGCCCTTAACACCGTTCAAAGTCTTTGAGTAGTCTATATCCATCCACACAGGCGATGCGTACTTCTGCCAAGTATCGACCGATATATCACAATGCACAGGATGCTCATGCTCGCCCTCCTTACGGAATACCATCAAGTAATCTGGAATACCAACACGACTCATGGCTGCGTCTTTCTTCACTTGCTTATGGAGCAATCCAAGTGCCTTTGTGCGCTGCATCTCTGTTACAGGGTTCTTCCAAATGGTCACTCTTGAATGGTAAACAAAGCCTACCTCTTGGAATGCTTCGAGTATCATTCCCGAAAAGTCACGAAGACCGATATATCCCTCCTTGCCCTTTTGTATAGGCAAGTCCATACAATGTACTGCTACGTTTCGACCGCTCCACATTACACGGTACAACTCCTTGACGAGGAACTTGAAAGCGGTGAAAAACTCCTTGTAATCCTTGGAATTTCCCATATCCTCCAACTTGTCCGAGTATGTGTAAAGTTCTGCAAATGGTGGTGAGAATATAGCGAAACCGATGCTATTGTCTGGTACGTTCTGAATTAACTGCACACAATCGCCAAGGCGAATGTCGCAATTCTTGGACTGATAAATCTTATCTACTTCCATTTTCTTTAGTTTTATCTTGTTATTGATGTTTCTGTTCATTGCTTCCGTCATGGACTTCTGCATATTGAGGAAAGACTTTTGCTTTTCCTCAAAGGATGATTTCACGTTCTGCATCGTGTCGAGTGTGATTAGATGGATATTCACCTCTTTCTGCTGACCGAAACGATACGAGCGGCGAATGCCTTGATATGTCGCCTCAAAGGAGAAATCGAGGGATGCAAACATCTGGTTTCTGCAATTCTGATAGTTCAAACCGAATGATGCAATCTTCAACTTTGTAACAAGAACACGAAACTCTCCCTTTGCAAAACCAAGCAATTTGTCTTTCTTGTATTGCTTGTTATCGCTTCCCTTGACCTCCACGGCATCGGGGATGAGGTCTCGTAAAACCTTACCCTCTTCATCCTGCCCAATCCATATAAGCCAATTCTCCTTTGAGTTGTTCACGATTTCGGCAACCCTTGAAAGTCTCTGATTGATGGTTCTGCGTAGTTCCTTGTGGTAGTCAGTGGCAGACACCGCCATCTCGTTGAACAATGCGCCATTGTCTTTCTTCTCTGTCACGATGTAATCCTCAATCACATTCATCGGTGGCAGATTGTAACCGTCATCATCAAATCCGATGTCCGATGGCTTACTGAGCATTACCGCCCAAGTAGAGACGAAATCCCAAAAATCCTGCTGCGCATGACCTTTCAATCTCCAATCAGATGTAGAACCACCATCATGCACAAAGTACATTGCAAGCATTTCGTTTCGGGTCATTACGTTCAAAAACTCAGCATGGTTGCAAAGTTCCGTTGTGTCGTTAGGTGATGGGGTAGCGGTACAACACAACTTGTAAGGAGTATCTTTGAAATCCTCAATGAGGGCGGTTCTGGTCTTTCCTGCAAAGTTCTTTAGGATGGAACTCTCATCAAGCACGACCCCCCCGAAGAGATAAGCATCTATATTCTCCATGTTGTCGTAGTTCGTAATGTAAATGCCTGCTTTCAAATCTTGGTCGAAGACGGTAAGACCGATTTCCTTGACCTCATATCCGAAATGCTCACCCTCCTTGATGGTCTGCCCGATGACTCCCAAAGGAGCAAGTATCAAAACAGGGCGGTTGATGTGCTTCTGCACTTGGTAAGCCCATTCCAACTGCTGAAAGGTCTTTCCCAAACCGCAATCCTCAAACATGGCAAATCGACCTGTCTTCAATGCTCTCTTCACGCAATATCTCTGGAACGTGAACAACTTAGGATTGAGGTCTTCATCGGCAATCTCAAAACCGCTATCATGTACCGCTGTCTGCTTCTCAGCGAGGAACTTATAATATTCGTCTAACTTATCCATTTTGTATCTTATTTATGTTCTAACATTTTGCAATATGATGTGTCTTCAACTTGATACATCAGTTTGGTAATTCTCGAAATTCTCTCCAAATCCTCCTTTGTCAGAGGTCTATCCTCATCGTCTGAATTGTCATCGCAATTATCCGATGTGATTTTGTGCTTTATGATGTAGGCTTCCGTAAAATCGTCTATCATCCTCTTCATCTCCTTGTTGAGTTGGGCTTTGTGCCACTCGTACAGGTTAGAGAGTTCTGCAAACTCGTAGGCGGTCAGTTGATAGTATATTCCACCACTGCCTTTGCTATATTGGAGTTCATTCTTGTTGAGTGCCTTGAAATAACATTGATGGAGTAGTTTCTGCTCGTATTTCTTACGACAAGCGAACTTGTACCATTTTCTTTCCTCTGTCTTCTCAATGACCTCATCGAGGGTTATTCCGTATTGTCCGAGCAACTTATCAAGAAGTCTCTGGGCATTGATGGCTTCACCTTTCTCGCCACGTTCTGCAAGTGCTTTGAGTTTCAAAATCTTACTCTTGATACTCTCAAATTCCTTATCTGTTGTTTCCATCTCAAAATGCAATGTTATAGGGTTGATTTCTTAATGTCGGTCTCTTACTCAGAATAAACTTTGTGAGTTCATCGAGGTCGATAGGGAACAATGCGCAATACTCATATCGCAAAGTGCAAACAAATCGACCTTTGAGCATGATGTCAAAAACAAATATTTTCATCCTTGACCTCCTTTCTTGCACACTTCGATGAAGTTTCTCGCTGCCTTGATGGCTTTTGCAGCATAATTACGTTGAATGGCATCTATATCCATACTCGCATTTGGGAGTCTGCTATTATTCATTTGCGAGATGAAAAGTTCCTTGGCAGTGTCAAACTCTCTTTGTTCCCAATTCACGGATGATGTTACCATCTTGCCGTTCTTACGTTGTTCTCTCACTTGCTCAGCCACACAAACCTTGCATCGGTTTCTGTAACTCTTGGAGAAATCCGAGATAGGCAGCTCACGACCGCAAATCTCGCATTTCTTTGTTTGATTTTGATTTCTTGTTTCCATTGTTGCGTTGAATTATTTGAAATTTGCCGCTTTTCGTACGATTTCTCGCATTTTCTCCCAAAAGATGAAGAACTATTCATTTGAAAGAAAATAATGCGTGATAAGCACTTATTTTCGGTATGTTTCGTTTTTGAACACTATGCACTCCAGCATTTCATTGAAACGGTCTGCGACCCTCGCCCCATACTTGGCTCTGATTTCGTTCTTTGTGAGGTTGGTCGTTATGACCGTGAAGAGTTGGGCATCGTATCGGTATTCTATGAGGTCGATAACAGGATTTAGGATATTTCCGTAGTCAAGTACCTCAGTAGGCTCTCGCCCCATATCCTCGATGGCGAGCATATTCTTGTTTTTGAGGTTACGAAACTCCTTGATGTCCTTTGCCATCGCTGCAATCTCCTTTGCATCCACGATTTGAATACCGATTTGACTGCCATCCTCAAAGAGGTTTTTGCGATTGAGATAGTTGATGGACTGCTGAAAGGCATAGAGCATCGTTGTCTTCCCATTTCCACAGAGACCAAGGAATATCATCCCGAACTTCTGATTTCCACTTGTGAGGTAGTGGGCGATTTTCTTGATGTTGTCTCTTGTCGGCTCATCATTCTTGAAGTCTCTATGTCTAAATTCGACCTCTGCTTGATATGCTGCCGTCAAAACATCCTCAGCCTGTTCCTCTGTGAGTGGAAACTTAAAACGTTCCCTCGTAGTCTTCTGGTGAAGTAGCATTTGTTTCAAAACGCTTACGTTGAACTTTTCCATCTTGTTGATAAATTCCATCGTCTTGTTTTTTGTTTGAATGATTATCGTAATTCCCATCAAGTACCTTTTGGAAGTTGGTAGGAAGAAATACCCAATCGAAGTTTGCAATCCATCCACGGTCATTATTGCCGTTTAGGAAATCACTCTGAGCCATCTTTCTGACCATTTCGGCAATAGCCTCCTTTCCGTGTTCCCTGCATCTGGCGAGTATATGATTTTTTCGTTTGCCCTGTATTGAGCGAATTTTCGGGATAGTAGATTTTTGTTTCTCGATTTCCGAGTTCCAAAAAACAACAAACTTAGATAAATCCATCTCGCTCTTTGGTGAGTCCGACTTTTTGTCGGACAAATCTTCTGAACGTAGTGAAGAAGATATATTATTATATTCTTTACTTTCTTTATTTGTTGCTACTATGCTATACGCTATGCCGTCCGCTATGCTATACACTTTGTCTTTGTCTGTATGCCTTAATATGTCTGATTTACAATCACTTGACCCCGATTTTTGCCTATACACTGTACTACCACCACTTTTTTCATTTATGCTATACAGGGGGTTATCTACTATGCTATACACTCCATCGTTATCACTTGTTTGGTAACTCTCATAATTACAGATAGTTATGATAGCCGTTTGCCTATACAATACTTTTCTGGTAATCATTCCCTCATTTTCGAGGGTTTTGAGAAACTTCAAAATGGTTTGATGGTTCTTTCCCCAACGGTCTTTTAAGTACCCGATAGATGCGACCATCTGCCCCCTTTGCAAGGTGATGAGGTGGGCATCATGGGTAGTCTTTCTTTCCTCCCATGATGCCATGAAGAGCAAATCGAGCCACCATTTCAGCCGCTCAGCATCCTGCCAAAGCCAATGCTCTATGATTTTACGATTTATCTTTATCCACCCTGTCATAATGAAGTTTACTTAAACAAATAGTTAATCCAAATATCTATGAATTGCTTACCGCAATAGATTGCCAAGTCACGAGACTTGAAGGCAAGCCGAGAGCCGAAACTCGTACACGAGTACGCAGAACCGTTATTCGCACTCGCAAAGACGAGACCGCCATACGCATTCGCATGGCCATTCGAGCGACCGACAAAACGGCAACATTCCTTATCGTCATCATCCATTTCATCATACTCTTCTTGTGTGTAGAGACCGAACCAAGGATAATAGCGATATTCATTCTCTGTGTACTCTGGTCTCCATCCCTCGTTTAGGGCTTCCGCTATGATAGCAATGCGAGTGTATGCAAACAGATGGAGATTGTTGTCATCCTCCTTGAATGCGTTGGTTATTGCCTTATACTGGGCAACGAGAGGATGGTCTTCACCGATAGCATTTACCGCATCCTCAAACGTTTTGATACGTTCCTTGATGTCCTGTGGCTTCAATGCTTCTTCACCGAAAGCCTTAGTCATCTCGTTAATCACTTGCTCCTTACTGATTTGTGGATAGTTGGTAAGGATTTTGAATAAGCCCTGTAAATCGGACTTTTTGATTTCAATAATATCTTTTTCCATGATTATTCTTTTTTGTCTGTTTTGTTACATGGTGGTGTCTGGTGATACTCGATGTAATGTTTGAGTACGAGACAATAGCCACCGTTTACCAAATTGCGCTCATCATCGCATTTCTTGCAAATCTCATTCATAATCAAAAATCATTTAGAGACAAATCCAACTTCAACCCCGATTTAGCCACGTAGGTGGGTTTCCCTGCGATTTTACGGATAGATTGGGAGAATTGCTCAGCGTTCGAGTTTCGTGCGCTCAGATGCAACAAAATCACCTCTCTCACGTTTCTTAGGTCAGTTGATTTCAAAACATCCTCAGTAGTCTTGATTTCCATGTGTGAATGTAGTAATCTATCTCGCATGGATAGCGGCATGATGCCGTTGTCGATATTCTCCTGTAAGATGTCATCCGAGTAGTTGGCTTCAATCATAATGTGGTCGAGGTTTGGAACGTTGTACTCCAACATCATTGTATCTGTGATGAATAGCAATCGCCCCATCTCTTCATGCTCGATGATGAAACCCACACAAGGCACATCGTGAACCACGCTCAGAACAAAGACCTTGAACCCTCCGACCTTATATCCGTGCATAGGCTCAATCTCTTTGCAGAATACCCGATTTTTGACTCTTTTTGCATCGAATACTTCTGGTATTGCAAGAACCTTGATGCCGTTCTTTGTCATTTCAGAGAGAAACTTGGCATGGTCGTTATGCTCATGTGAAATCAAGCATCCGCAAACCTTGCTCATCTGCCAATCGAGAGCTTTCTTCACTTCCCTCATGTCAACTCCTGCTTCTATGATGAGTGTTTCTTTCTCTGCTTCCAACAGATAGCAGTTTCCCGATGATGAAGAACCTAAACATTTAAGTACCATGCTTTGTTTCCTTTCTGATTATGTGGTTAGAAATCGGGAGCATTGCTCGTGTTCTGACCATCATTCTTTGACTCATCCGCTCCCTTTTGGATGATTTCGCCTGTTTCCTTATCTACTTCCTCATAAGAAGTATCATCGAGGTTGATGGCGGTCTTGTTGGCATTCTCTGAAATCATGTGGTTTCTGTCCGCATACTCATCGCCCTCGTTGTCTCCAGCCAAAGCCCCCTGCATCTCTACTGAGAGATAACCGTACTTGGATAGAAGTCTGCGAATAACGGTCTTCAATGCCATGTCGTTGAAATTACCCATCCAACCAACGGACTTTGAAACCTCATTCTTCTTGGCGATTTCGATGAGTTGTGCCACGGTCGTATCTTTCGGGATGCTCTTTGAGTATCGCTTGGCATACGCTGCCATGTCTTCAAGTCCGATGTATAGGGTCTTGTTAAATCCGTTCAACAACTCGAAGTAACAGAAGTAACCGATGATTTTGTCAGACTTCTTTTCTCCGTTGAAGTCGATTGCTCCTGTGAGTTTATCGGCTTTTCTTAGTTCGCCATCATATACGAAATCTGCGTTAAGGGTTTTATACATTCCTGTACGCATTGCAAGTTGGATATATCCCTTATAGCCTGGTATGAATGTAGGTGTAGGCACTTTATACCATTTCCCATCTTCGCCCTTGACGGAATTATTATATACCACGATGTAGGCGAAACCGAGAGCCTTATTAATAGGCAAACGTAACACGGCTGCTTTGAGGGCTTCACAGATGATGGCATTTGGATTGCAACTCTGCAAAGACTTATCTCCGTTGTATAGGTCGATGATGGAAGAAACAAAGAGGTCTTTGTGGTCTGCCAATGCGTTCTTGAATTGCTCCTGTACCGATGGAGCGGCGAGAGTGGCTTTCAACTTTGCGATGCCTGTCTCTTGGTTTGTTGTTGCTACTTGATTACTCATAATTGTAATTTTATTGTTTTGATAACTTATTTCTTGATAGTGAGTTCGTCATCATCAGATACCACCAATCGGATAATCTGTGATTGTGTAGGCAAGAGCTCATTGATACTCTCCGCATTATCCGTGAATATAGGTGCGGTGATGCCCTCGAACTTGCATATTGCATTGATGATGTCGAGTCCTGCGTTAATCTTCATTGCGTGATTGAGGGAAGAGTAAGGAACACCGCTAACCATCGCCTCACAAGTCTCAACTTCTCCACCGTTGATTTGTTTCTCGAACATCTTGAACGATACGAGTTTGAACATTCCGTTAATCTTGCGTTCCACGGCTTCGATACGAGCCTTTGAGAAGTTTTGGATGGTAAACTCCATTTTCTCATAGTTGGCGAGTTCATCGGATAGTGTGCGAAGTCTGGTCTCTAACTCGTTAATGCGTTCTTGGTTGCGCTTTGCAACCTCACGATTATTGAGTTTCGCCTTGATACCGTCAATCTCTGCGTTGATGGATGCTTTCTCATCTTTTAGGGTCAGAGTGTTCGGGCGGTCGATAGGCTTTTCAAGTTCCTTTTCGATTTCGTCAATCTGCGAGGTGAGGGAAATATATTTCTCATCTGTCTTGATGCGGTCTGTTGCATCTGGTTCTACCAATACGACCTTGTAATCATCGGATGCCTTGATTTCCTCAATTTTCTTCTTGATGTCTTCGATGTCTTTCTTGTTCTGACCGATGGCAGAGTCATAGGCTTCCATCTTTGCCTTGTTCTGCTTGCCCTTGCGGTTGATTTCCTCCAACTTTGATGCTTTCTGTTGATTGAAATTATCCGTCATTTCTTTCTGCTTGGCTTCGATGTCATCCACATCGAGAGGTCTCTTGCAAGTAGGGCAAATGAAATCCGCATCGTTAAATGTGATTTTCTGATTATTCACCTCATGCCATTCTTTCAGAAGTTTCTCTCTCAACTCTTGACACTTCTTTAAGTTTTCCTCATCGTTGGTGATATTTACCGATAGGGATGTTGCCGACTGCTCCAATCTCTTGATGTTGTCTTTGAGATTGTTCTGTGCTTCGAGTGCCTTGCGGTAGCCCTCTTGTGCTTTGCCCTTGATAGTGTAGCCAAGAGACAATCTTTCTTGTCTGAGGTCTGCAAGTTTTTTAGCGAGGTCTAAACGCTTCTCATTTGCAGCGGTGATGGCTTTGGATACGTCTTCGATGGATGCTTCCACCTTTGCCAATTCCGACTGCTTATCCTGCAATTCCTTTTCGAGAACACCATAATCGTAAGACTCTGGCATATCTCTCTTGCGTTCGTCAATACGCTCTGGGATGCCATCAATCTCATCCTTGATAGGTCTCTTCTTGGCTGCAACCTCACGCTTGTACTCTTCGAGGGATTTACCTGTAATGTGTTTGAGCAATTCCTTGAAATCCTCGTTATCATTCGCAATCTCTTCGTCTGAGATACCTCCTGCCATACGGATGAGCATTGCACGCTGCGCATCGGTCTTCTGTGAGGTGAAGTAGGATGGAGAGGTGATAAACTTGAAAATCTGCTCAGAGCAAAGTCCTGCAATCTTCTCGTTCCATTCTTTCACGTTGCAAGGTACATCGTTATACAAGCGTTCCTCTTCGTGTCCTGTGAACTCTTCCTCAGACTGACCACGCTTCTTCTGCCATTTCTCTTTGTAGCGGCGGCAAAGTGTTACTTCCTCACCATCTACCGAGAGGATGACTGAAACCTCATGTGGCAAGCGTGGAATGGCTACACCGTGAATGTCAAGTGTCTTGATGTCGAAAGTCTTGCGGTCGAAACTATCTTTACCGAACAAAACCCATGTGAACCCATCGAAGACCGTAGTCTTTCCCGAACCGTTACGACCGTAGATGCTGGTCGATTTCTCATCAAACTCGATTTCGAGTTCTCGCAATCCCTTGAAGTTAAGGAAGTGCATTTTCTTTAAGATGATTGTTTTCATCATTTGCGTTGTTTATTGTTAATATTAAAAATTTCCTGTGGCAATGTAAGTCGCTGCCTTACTCTCAATCTCTGCCTTGCTTTCATATCTGGTATGGAGCATCCATGACTCAATTTCCGACTTTTTGAAATAGGTTTTGTTCCCTTGTTTATAGTAGGGAAGAGACTTCTCGTTTACCAAGTGTCTCACTCTGCTCTCAGATATATCAAGCATGATGGCAACTTCTTTCGTATTGAGGGCATTTTTCGATGACATTAGGATAAGCCTCTCGATACGTTCCAATCTTTCATCCGTACTCATAGATTATTCCTCCATATCGTTTACTAACTTGGATAACTCTGCTATCTCGTTACGGTCATCCCAATACATGAAAAGGCGAAAGTATAGATAACCGAGATAGAAACCGATAGCCTTTGACACAAAGAAAGCCACCCACCATGCGAAACCCTCATAATCCTCTGGAGAGCCGAAAATGCCAATCAAGGCAACTGAACCGATGGCGAGTAATACCCAATATCGCCAATTCAAGATAATCCGTAACATAGTCTTTTTTGTTTTATGCCGTTACCTCTTTGGGGAATAGGCTGTTTATATCTGCACCAAATTCTTGTGCAATCACACTCTTTGCAAGCTCATCGGGTACTTGCTGACCACTAATCCACATCCTAACCGTAGTTTCTGACCGCTTGGTCAACGTGGCAACCCTCGAAACAAACAATTGCGCTGCCGTGGGCTTCTTCTTTTCATCCTCGTAGAGGTTTCTAAATGTCTTTTGAACCATTGCGTTAAATTATTTTAATGTTAATTATTTGCTTGTTAGGCACTTATTTTGTATCTTTGCCCCAAAAATTCTTTTGTCGCAACTCAATAACTTTTCTTATTGACGCTGCAAAGATAGATATAATATCTTAGATAAACAAATATATCTTAGATTTTGTGTCTAATATTAAAGTTTTTTAAGCATTATAGGCTATGAATGAAAGAATAAACGTATTTATACAGAGTTTGGGCATTACGGTGTCTGAGTTTGAGAGAATATGTAATTTGAGTAATGGGGCGGTCTCAAAAATGGGAGACAACACTCGAACATCTACAATAGATAAAATATCTAAGATATACCCATCTCTTAATATTACATGGTTACGAACAGGAGAGGGCGAAATGATTAAAGGTCAAGTATCGCAAACCTCTCATGGGGATAATTCCCCTAACATAAACGGCAACGGCAATCATTTAGAGCCAACTTCATCTTTGTTGGATAAGGCTCTCGATGAGATTTCTGCTATGCGCAAGGCTCTGACCGATGCACTGGCAGTTAATCAGAGAAATACGGACAGATTACTTAACATTATAGAGAATATGAGTAAATGAAAGATTGGAATAGAAAAGTTATTGATGCCTTAAAGCATCAAATATCATTTGGCTCAGTTCCGAGTGATATGAAATCGTCCCTTTTGCTCGAACTTGGCAAAGAGATTGATAGAAGAAAAGTATATAACGAGCCTACGCAAGAGATAGAAGCACTCTATCAAGATGCGTTGTCGCTCAATGTCTAACCTATATTATATATAATAATGAGAAAAGTATTATCATTGTTAGCAGTCTTTGCATTTGTCTTTTGTTCTTGTTCAGAAGAAAAGGTAAATGACCCTTATGTGATAAAGTATGCAAAATCATTAGTTAGTCAATATCCAAATTACGCATCAAACGAA